CTCTGTGATTCGGACGAGCTGATTGGCGAGGCCGAGGTTCGAGTCGCTGATCGAAACGTAGTTCATCGGCTCAAGCAGAGAGTAGTCGGCGCGCACCCGAAACTCATAGGTGTTGCGCTCGTAGAGATCCGCCTGCATCACGAGCTGAGCGACGGTCTTCGCCGTGTTGGCGTTGGTGATCTGGTGCAGCGTCAGCGTGTTCATGGTCCGCGGACCGTAGAGCGCGATGTCGTTGAGATCCGACGCGCTCGCTGGAGCGGCGTTGTAGTAATTACCGCGATCGAGGTACTCGACGTTGACGATGTTGTGGGTGTCGGCGAGGGGTTTGCGAGTGAGCTTCACCGGCGGCTCGCCTTCGCGCGGACAGTAGTCCGAGTCCGCGAAGACGTAGGTCGGAGTCAGGTTCGGCGTGTAGCTCCAGCTCGCGCCATCGGGGGTCGTTCCGCTGACCGCCTGATCGGCGTAGGGGATCACTTTGAGCACGCCGTAGGACAGCACGACGTCGCTGTTCGTGCATTGCATCAGCTCCTGAATGAAATCTGTGGCGCCGCGCTGGGTGTCCTCGTAGGGGCTCGTCAGGAGTCCCATCGCCATGCAATACGCCTGATAGGAGTTGACCGATCCCGTCAGCGGCGCGTCGGTCGACCCGATTACGATGCTTGCGCCTCCCGGGCCTGCGAGCGCCCCATGGACCGGGTCCGTCAGGTAGTCGACGATGACCGCGGACGGGTCCGCGTCATAGACCCCGTAAGCGTCCGAGTAGCCCGGCACGACGCCCTCGACCTCGAACAGCAGGTTAGGCATCGCCGCCGAGGAACCGAGGTTGTAGTCTGGGCTGGCGACGTAAGCGATGTGATCGTAGGGGATCGCCTGAGAGCCGGTAGCGCCTGCCGACGCGGTCATCGCGACAGGCGATCCGACCGATCCAACGGTCTGCGCCGGGTACACCTGATAGGTGCCGATGCCTCCGCCAGACGCCGTGTACTCGCTACCGACCTGCAGCGCGCCCTGAGCTGAAACCTTGGTGCCAGCGGTGACGCCGGCGCCGCTAATGACCTGATTGACCGCGATCGAGCCGCCACTGATCGCCGTCACCGTCATCGTGGTGCCGGAGATGTAGGCGCTGAACGTGGCGCCCGGCGGCGTGAAGCTCGACAGGTAGCTCCAGATCGCTGGCCCGCTGCCGCCGAGCGAATAGCTCAGGTTCTCAGTCTGCAGCGTCTGAAGAGACTTGTCGTGCCAGATCGTGAAGATCCCATGAATCGGGCCGATGCACAGACCGGCCAGCAGCGCCGTCTGGTAGTTGTAGGTCTTCGTTCCGCCGCCGCCACCGCCCTTGCTGCTGCCTGAGCCGCCGGAAGTGACCGTCCATCCGCCGTACCAGAGGAGATTGAACGGGGTCTTTTGCCGCCCAGCGATGTACGGCAGCACGCCGCCATAGAGCGACGTGCCGACTTGGATTCCGCTGTAGACCTCGTTCTGGACCGAGTTCGAGGGACGACCGAAGAGCCCGCTCATACGAAGGCGCTCCAGTAGCTGTGGTGCCAGCGGCGATAGCGGCGCGGCTCGTCGAGGATCACGCGGCCGGACGGCTTGTAGGCGTGGAGAATGGTCGCTCCCGGGACGATGATGAAGGCGCTGTGGAAGGCGTGCTCGCCGATCTTGAACATCTCGATGTCGCCCGGCTGCGGCTCGTCGACTTGCTTCGCGTACCGCGCGAGCCAGTCAAGGTATCCCTGATAGAGATGTTGCTGCGGTTTGTACGGCCGCGGGTCGATCGGCGGTGCGAGCCCGAGGTCGCAGCAGACCCGCACGAGGATCATCGCGCAGTCGACGCCGACGCCCTTGACGTCAGCGCAATCGACGAACGGCGTGCCGAGCCACGACCGGGCTTCTGCCACCAGATCTTCGCGAGTAATCACGGGTGATAGGGACCGAGGTTGCTCTGGCCTGTCGGCAGCGAGCTAATCATCTGCCCTGCTTGCGCGCCGATCGCCTGAGTAGGCGGGTTATCGACTCCGCCGTCGAGGATCGTCTCGGGCACTGGTATGTAGGGCATCCCTGAGAAGTGCGCGAGGTTCGAGAACTTCGACGAGCAGGTCGCCTGCGTCAGATCGCACCCCGGGTACACCTTGAACGTGTCTCCGGGGCTCGGCGCCACCGGGAACGGGAAGCGAAAAGCGAACGACCCGGAAGCGTGCTTGAAGGTGTTGACGTTGGCCGAGAGCCCGTTGTTGACGCCGGAGGTGAACGTCAGCACCCCGAGATCGAAGTAGTCGTCGGCTTGCGTGAGCCCCGAGGTGAAATGCGAGGCGTCCGTCACCGCCGAGACGCTGCCCGTCACCGTGAATGCAGACGCGAGCAGCGTGCATCCAGCGTCGTACACCTGATGGAAGCAGCCAGCTTGGAAGAGCTGGCGCGGCATCTGCTGATTGCCGAGGAACGCGAGATAATCGTCGATTGTCAGCTCGACCGTCAGCCGATCCAGCTCGACCTCCTGCACCGCGCCCAAGAACCAGCCGACTGCCCCGGGCGACGTGTCGAGCTGACTGCCGGCCGCCGGAGTCGCCATGAAGAGCTTCGACATCCCAACGGTCGCGCCGTCGAGAAATCCGAGCGACGCCGCCTGCCAGAGCGGGTAGCCAGCGATCAGCACCGGCGCGTTCGGCGAGTCCCACTGAGGGGACAGCTTCACCTTCATGTTGCCAGCCTCGACCCCGACCTTCTGGGTGATCGTGTCGCGCATGATCGTGAGCCCCGTCTGATAGGTGTTTTTCGTTCCAGACGGATAAACCGCCGCCGTCAGCGGGATCGGATAATTCGTGAAACGGTACTGCTGGCCGGTGACGAGGGTGATCGCGTACAGCTCGGCGAGCTGGTACTCGCCGGTGGCGAGGATCGCGAGCGTCGCCGAGGACGCCTGCTTCACAGCAGCACCTGAGAGAACTTCACCTTCGCCGTCCACCACTGATTCATGAACTTCGCGAACTCGATGCCGTCCTCGTCGAAGGCGCAGCGGTAGTAGAAGTTCCCTGACCACAGCAGCAGTGAGTTGAGCGGCGGCGCGGACGTGAAGGTGACGATGCCGGTGCTGCCGAGCGTGTAGTCATTTTGAGAGACGGCGCTGGTGGTCGTTGGCAGATACATATACGCATGCGGCTCGTTCTCAAGCTGCGCGCCCCACGCGATGATTCCGTCGGAGGTGTTGCCAGCGTATGAGTCGACTCCGTTAGCCGTCGCTGGATAGAAGCTGCCGTCAAGCGTCGTGGCGGCGTTGGTCTTCGTGGCGCTCACCGTGCAGCGATAGAATCCGTTGTTGCACGGAGTGATGGTCGCGGAGACATTCGACCAGTTCGCGCCGGTGACGGTGGTGCCGATGGAGCCTGAGCCGCTCAGGTTGAAATACGCATACGCCTGCGAGCTTCCCAGAGTCTCGGTGAGCACGACTACGGCCCACGTGCGCGTCAGTCCCGGATTGAGGAAGACGCTCATCGTGTATGGGCCGGTGGCTGAAGGAACGGTGACGGCCTGCACGACGCCGTGCGGATTGGTAGTCGTGTCCTCGAAGATCGAGTCCGCTGTGGTGGTTCCGTCAGGTGCGACCGTCGTATTGGCGGTCACGGTTGCATGACCAAGCGTCCACGTCGTGTTAAACGCCTGTGACTGCAGGAGGAAATTCTCGCGAACCGCGGAAGCCATCGCCTCAAGCAGACCGTAGCGGTTGATGTAGATCGACGGTGAACCGTTGAAGTTCTGGATGATCTCTGCGCCGCCGGGGCCGCCAGTGTTCTCGAACGTCGCGGTGATCTGGTAGGTCGTCAGCGATCCGGTGCCGACGCCGAACTGCATATCCTGCGCGAGATTGAAGTCAGGGTCGGTGAAGAGGAACGAGTCGAATTGCCCCTGCAGGCTGTTGAAGAGCCCGACGATAGACTTGAAGTCTGACGGCGTCAGGTCGTCCCGCAGCACCGAGTAATTCAGCTCGTAGTGCATCAGCGGATATGGCTGATAGGCGATCGTCGAGCGCTTGCCGGTGAGCGATCGCTGCACTCCTGTGTTCCAGCGCGGCTCGCGCATCACCGTGAAGCCGAGCCCGAGGATGGTGCTTGGATAGAGGAAGCTGCTCATCGGCGTGTCCCCTTGACGCCGCGCCGATACGCCTGCATCAGCCCGTCGGTGATGGTCTTGCGACCAGCCGGCGTCTTGAACATCTGATCGACGCTCTTGGAATCGAGCGCGTGGACGGCGAGATTGATGTTGGTAGCGCCGCCACCGCCTGTGGCGATCATCTGTTTGAGACCTGTGGAAATGTTCTCCGGCAGGATCATCTCGCGCTCGTGAACCATGGCGAGCGTGTCGCCCGGCACATCCCATCCGCCTGCAGCAGACGGGATCGGGAATGCGATCGCGGCGGCGTAAACAGCCGCGCCGGCCGCGAGCGCGAGCGCCGGGCCGATGAAGGGAATGCCAGCCACCGCTTTCATCGCCGCTGAAGCTGCGGCGGCGGCGTCGGCGAACATCGAGGTCTTGGCGGCGCTGGTATCCGCCGTCTTCGACATAATCGCCGTCAGCTCATGCTGGACGCCGATCTTGATGAGATTCTTGATGATGTCGTCGGCCATGCTGGCAAAGAACCCGCGCATCATCTGGCTGAAGCTCTGGCCGGTCCGCAGCATCTTCACGAAGTCGTTCGCGAAGAGATCGGCGATGTTCTTGGACGCGAGAGCCCATTCCTTGGTGATCTGCGAGGTGACGAGCTGCGTATCTGAGACCTGCTTGGCGCTGATCGCCGCGAGCCGCTGCTGTAGCTGCTCGGACGATTCGAGGATCTTCATCGTCGACTGGCCGTCGATCTGAATCTTGTAGGCGTAGAAGGCTTGCGTGAGCTGCTTCTCCTGCGCGAACAGGGCGGCGTCTACGGACAGCGTCTGCGCTGCCGTGACCTGATGTACCTTGAAGAGATTCTGTTCGGCTGCGATCTGCGCCTCGATCGTGCGCATCTGGCCTTCGTACTTCGCCTCGGCCGCCTTGAGGTTGATCGCGATGTCTGACTCGGCAAGCTGCTGCGCCAGCTCCAGCTCCGACCGCTGCGCCTCTTCCTTGGCGTGGACGAGGTCGGCGTCGTCCTTGATCTCCGCGGCCCGGCTCGACGCCTGCAGCGCCCGCTTCTGGGCTTCGTAGGCGGCGGTGTGCGCGGTGTCGTTGGCCTCGCGAGCGTTCAGTACCGCGATGTCGCCGGCGATTGACTGCTCCGCCGCTTTCGCATCGAGCGCCTTCTTCTGGTTGAGGTACGAAGTCTCCGCGGCGAGCTTGGCCTCGATCAGAGCCTTGTCCTGCGCGATGTACTCGGCAAGGCTGATCTGGCCCATCGAGAGCTGCTTCTGCAGCGACTGCTGCTTCGCCTCGATCTCGTCTTCGGCTTCCTGCTTCACCGCATCGAGGCGCGCCTGCTGTTCCTTGCTAGCGTCGACAGCGGTGAACGTCGGCGGCGGCGGTGGGGGCGGCGGCGGTGCAGGTGGTCCACGCGGAATCGTCCCGGTTCGCGCCTGCAGCGAAGCGGCTGCCTCATCGGCCTCCTTCATCTTGCGCACAGCCACTTCCATGGACGGGCCGACCACGGGGATCATCCCCAAGATGGCCGGAACGAGGCGCTTCTCGATCGCTTCGGCCCACTTCGGGGTCGAGGCGACGCCATGGTCGATGATGTCGACCACGCGGCCAAGATCGTCCACGACTCCTGACGCCAGCGTCGATTTGACGTTCTGCCACTTGATCCCGAGCAGATCGACCTTCTCGGCATAGGAGACGAGCAGGGCGCGCTGCGCATCCGTCAGGGCGCCGGATCTGGCGGCGGCGTCCGACACCGAGTCGAATCCGCCAGCGAGCTGCCGCGTCATGCCGACGAGCGCGTAGCCATTGCGACCATAGAGGCTCAGCAGCTCCGCGTTCGTGCCGGCCGACTGCCCCATGCGGATCATCGCGGTCACGGCGTTGAAGGCGGGGTTGTAGAGGTCGACCATGGTGACGCCGAGCTGGCTGAGCTTCTGCTGCATCTCAGTTGAGCCGCCTTTCGCCAGCTCCATGGCGTTGGAGACGCGGGTGAGGCCCATCGCGAGCTGTTCCTGCGTAACGCCAGACTTGATCGCGATCGCGATGAGTCCCTCCATCTGCGTCGCCGTGATGCCGAAGGCGGCAGCGAGGTTCTGCACGTCGGTCGAGTGGTGGCCCATCTCGACGATCGCATCGTTGACGCTGTTGATCGTATGGATCACGGCGGCTACGCCCAGCACCTTGAAGGCGGCGCTGATCTTGCCGCTGATTCCGGCGAGCGTGTCGCCAAGCGACGAGACCTTGCTCGCGACGTCGGCGGTGCTGCTGCTGACGGACTCCGCGATCGACTTCATCGAGCCGGTGGTATTCATCGCGGCGTCGTTTGCGGCGGCGCCGATCTTCCCCATCGACTCGTTAACGACGGTGCTCGCGTCCCCGAGCTTCTTGACGAGGTCGTCTACGTTCGCGGTGACGTTGACACTCAGTGCGTCGTCAGCCACTGGCGGCTCCTGTCCAGCCATTCGGAGCGAACCCAAGATCCCGAACTAGCTGCTCCGCGGTCGTGTATTCCTTCGGAGCAGACGGGAGCGGCGCAGCCGCCGGCGCTGCTTTGAACTTGGCTCCGAGTGCCTGCGCGATCATGCGTAGTGCCAGATGCGGTGGCGGAAACTCACTCCAGTACTCTCCCAGCGAGCACACCTGCGGGATCGTCAGTGAGTCGACGACTTCCCAGCTCCAGCCTGTGGCTGCGATGACGCTGGCGTAGAGGCGCCGCCAGTCGGCAGCGCCCCATTCCCGAGAGGGCGCGCCGCGGCACCTCCGTCCGCTACCAGCCCAGAATTTCCCATGACGATGTCGAGCAGCGGCTTCCACGTGCGCAGGTCGACGACCTTCTCGACGTCTTCCTTGGTGACGGCGGGATCGCCGCGCTGGGCGCTCATGGTGAGCAGCTCGATGATCTTCGGCCAGCGCGATTCGATGTCGTCATCTCCACCGGGTTTGCGCAGCTCTTTCAGCAGATGCAGGCTCTGCTGTACGAGCTTCAGGCTCAGCGGATAGAAGGTGATCGTGGTGCTGCCGAAGACGGCGATCGCGTTGCCCTCGGGATCGGCGGTGACGGAATACTGAGTCGACATACAAAACTCCAAAGCAAAAGAGTAGGGGTGCGCCCACGCGGCGGCGTGAGAACGATGCTGGCTCGACGTCCCCGCGATTGCCGCGGGCGAATCAGTCCGTCGTCGAGAGCTGGTAGACCTGCCCCGCTGGATTGGCGAACGCCTCCAGATCGAATTCGGGGATGGTGAAATCGGTGTTCTTGAAGTCCATCGACAGCTTGGAGCTGATGCACTGGTAGATGATGAACGTGATCGCAGTGCCCAGCGTGGGGTAGGGGATGTTGAACACGACCTGAAAGAGCGCGCTCGATCCCATGAGCTGATTGGTGTACGTGAGGCTGCGGCCTACGGTCGGAGACGTGTAGCTGTAGGACACGTACATCGCGATGCCGTTGTCGCCGGTGTTGAAGGTGTAGACGCCGGTCGCGGCGACATAGGAGTACTGTCCGACCGTCGGCGCCGAGGCGACGTTGACGAGCGAGATCCCCGACGACGCATAGGTGACGCCGAGATCCTGAGAGAAGGTCGTGTGATTCGTGACCGTGTAGCTGCCGGCGGCGGGCGAGAACGCCTCGTTGTTGGCGACGAGCGTGCTGCCGGCGGCGTCCGAGAGTCCGGTGAAGAGCGAGTTGAAGGCGCGGCTGGAGATGGAGGCGGCCTTCGCCTTGCCCATCAGCGTCGCCTCGCCGCGGCCGATCGCGACCGGGAACTGGTACTGGCCGTAGAGCTTCTTCGTGGTGAAGGTGATGTCGATCGTTGCGTCCTGCAACGTCCCGAAGAGCTGCGGCGTCGGGTTGGTCCCCGACGGGATACCGTACAGATTGCCAGATCCGAAGCTGTACTGCGGCATGTCGCGCGTCCTTACGCCTGAATGATCTCTAAGCCCATCTTGGCGATGACCTGCCCCTCTTCGAGATAGCCTCCGTCGATCATTACGGGACCATTAAGCCAGCAGGAGTACACCAAGCCGCCGAGGGTATTAACGGCCTGATTGGGCGGTTGGCCCGTTTGCCCGAAAATCGCCTCGATCGCGTCCATGATCGGATTGAGCTGCTGAACCCCGAGGCTGTCCCCCTGCCGCCGGGTGTAGATCCACAGCGCCACGTGCAGCGTCCACTTCAGCGGCAGCCCTCGCTTAAACTCGGCAGTTTCGGTCTCCGGCTGGATCAGGATCGCCGGCTGCGTCTGCACCGAGTCCCAGAGCTTGAAGTCCCGGCTGCAGTAGAGGGTCAGCCCCGGGATCGAGATCTTCTCCAATTGGGAGAGGATCGCGGCGTAGATGGGCTCGCGAATCATTCGTTGAGCGCCCGGACTACAGCGGCATGCAGTCCATCCAAGATCGCGGCGCGGCGCTCTTGCACGCCGGGGCGCAGGAACGGGTGTGGCGGAAAGCCCGGGTGATTGACTCGCCGGGCGAACACGGTCTCTCCGGTCGCCGTCTTGAACGCGAGCGCCTTTGCCCGTACCGGCAGGATGACGTGCGCCTTCGTTCCGAGTTCTTGATAGCGAGCGTACTCGACATTGGTCCCGACCATTCCCGCGATGAGGTTGCCGGTGCGCGAGGCATTGGCGTGGATGGAGCGCCGGAGCGTGCCGGTGCGGTTCTTCAGCACCTGCCCCGAGAGCTTAGACGCGCGAATGTATTCGGCGGTCTTCTGCATCTCGACCAGCATCTGCCGGAACACCGCGTTCGAGACCGCGTCCCGACGGGTCGCGAAACGCTTTATGGCCTCGTCAGTGCCGAGAACGGTGACGGTGATAGCCGGCATCAGGCCCCCGTGCCCAAAAGCGGCAGGCGGTCCTTGTATGGGTTCAGCATGGCGACTATGGCCGGGCTCAAGCCCTTCACCCGCTGGTTGACCGACATCGTCTGCTGGCCGCCGAGCGAGACCGACTGCTTGGCGATCCAATCAGGGCTCTTGTAAGCCTCGGCAACGGCCTGAGCGGCGACGTAGGCCAGCCCCTGCGGCACCGCGCTCAGCCCGTTGTAGCCGGCCGTATACGTCACCTGAATGATCGGGAGCCGTCCCGCGAGTGCGAACCCGTAGGGGCTGGGGAAGCCGATGAAGACCAGCGTGCGCTCGTCGTCGTCGATCCAGCACCCGCTATTCACCGGCTGCGTCGGGTCGGTGATGATCGGGACCGACTGGCCGGCGGTCATCACCGACGTCAGCGTCGTCACCGGGTACTTGCGCAGCGTGATCGA